CCCGTGGCGATGCTGTGCAAGTGCAGACTCTGATCACGAAGCTAGTTAATGAAAACCATGCAATCGCAAGCAGCGTTCGTGGCTACGAACATGACGGTCGTTATGTTAAAAACACCATGATCATTGAAGCACTAAAGCATGTTCTTAAGGAAATTGCTCCGATGAGAACAACTCGTCGAGTCAATGAAAACTCAGGCGAAAACCTAGCACAAGCTGAACTAATTCTTGTAGCCAAGAATATGGTTGAGCAGCTACAAAAGATGGCTGAAGATGTTGCACAGATGCAAACAGACGACCTAATGCCTTTAGTTGAAAAAATTAAAGTTGAATTTGGTCAAGACGTTGGTCAACAATTTAATGACGCAGCCGACTCAGCGTTCAGCACATTACTTGATGCTGTAAAAGCAGGCAAAGACTCGCTAAGTCAAGCGCAAGGAATTTTAAGCGGCGACGCTCCGGCTGCAATGCCAGGTGCTGAAGGTGACTTGGATGCTCTGGCAGCTGACACTGGCTTAGAAGGTGGCGACGAATTTGGTGCTGCCGATGCTGCTAGTGGTGAAGAAGAATTACCAACTGGCCGAGAATTAAAGTAATGCTTATAAAAGAATTACTTGATAGTGATGTTGAAGTATTGGGCTTAATTAAGCCCATTCTTCTTCGTGCCAAGGCAGAAGGCGCTACAGAAATCTCTATGGCACAGCTATTAAATGATATGGACAGTGCAGACAATATCAATGCAGAAATGATGGTTGATATTTTAAATAGACACCGAAAGGACTTGAAAGATATTATTTCCACCGCTACAACGGACAGTATTATCTTAAATAAAGGTCCGGCCAAGACTATGACATCAAAATTTGATCAGCAGACAAATAAAATAAAAAATACTGCACTACAACAAGCTCTGGATCAACTAAAATGAAGAATGTAATGTTAACTGCTGCCGAAGCTAGAGCCAAAGCTCAAAATGATTCTGTTATCTTTAAAGAGATAAGAGAAATCGAAGATGCTATCATTACAGCCGCTTCAGCAGGAAACTATGACGCCACAGTAAAAGGCACAGTAATGACAGCTGAAGTTGGCACACCTGATGTTCTCCAAACAGCCAGAGTTTATTTTAATACATGGCAAGGGTCCGTTGACGACCGCGCCAAATTTATTCAAATGGGCAAAGTTATTACATACTTTGCCGACCTAGGATATTCAATTGATAGACGAACCAATTCTGTCACCGGTGATACTTTCATCTGGATAGTAAGTTGGTAATAGACTACTAGACTTTCCACATAAAGTCTAGTATACTACTAGTCTATGCTATTCAATCCTAAATTTCAATATCAACCTTTAAAACGAGTAGAATCAAACGGTTCTCGCCTGTATGAAACACCTGCAGGTAAAGTCGCTAGCGTTACTACTATTCTCGACGGCACCAAAGACAAAACATTTCTTTTGGAATGGCGCAAGCGTGTAGGTGACGCAGAAGCCAATCGTATCAGCAAAGAGGCTGCTGGCCTTGGAACGTTGATGCATACACATCTTGAAAACTATGTTATCGGTAAACCCAGACCCACTGGTAACAATACGGTTCAAGTTATGGCCACTGCTATGGCCGATACTATGATTGCTGAAGCATTTAAAAATGTTGATGAAGTATGGGGCATTGAAGCTAGTCTTTATTATCCAGGCTTATATGCAGGAACCAGTGATATGATTGGTGTATGGCAAGGTAAGCCTGCAATCATCGATCACAAGACTACTACTAAGCCTAAGAAGAAAGAGTGGATTGAAGATTATTTCCTGCAATGCTGTGCTTATGCCCTTGCACATAACGAAGTGCATGGTACAGATATTAGGACCTGTGCAATTAATATTATTGATAGAGAAGCCAAGTTACAGAGCTTTGTAATCGAAGGCAACGAGTTTGATCATTACTGTGTTGAATGGACCAAGCGAGTTGACCAATTCTATAAATAAGTTTTTATATAGAAAGAAATCGTGCATAGAGATCTAACTATCTGGTATGGTACCACAACAGAAAAAATTCTAGCGTGGCGAAAATTTAGAGAAGAAGTCAAAGACAAGACATTGGACGAAGTAATAGAGACTGTGGATCTATGGTGGACTTACGCACCGTGGGTTAAAAAGACCATGGATCCATTCAAACCCAATACATGGCCTACGCCGTGGGATATGTTGAATAGGGGAGAGTTTTGTCGTAGTGCCATTGCATTAGGTCAAGCCTATACACTATGGCTATGTTTCCCTTCTGCCAGTGTTGAATTGTGGTTGGTGAATAATTTTAGTGAACAAGATATTCATCTAGTAGTAGTTATTGATGAGAAGACTGTGCTAAATTATACTCTAGGCCATGTATTATCTATTGAAGAATGTAGGTTTGAGGTCCTTGAGAAGTTTACTCGGGATCAACTTGGACACATTAAAATATAACAAAATAAAAAAACAGAGATGTTAAATAGACTACTAAAGAAGAATTTAAGCAAGGATTACAAAAATATGACACCAGGCAAGCCCATTACGGTATTAAAAAGAAACGGCAATCACGAGCCATTGCAAATTGAAAAATGGCAGGCACAGGTTGCTAAAGTCTGTAAAGGGATAGCCGATGTAAGTCAATCAATGATTGAAATCAAAGCTCAGCTGCATTTCTATGACGGTATCAGCACAAGGAACATTGATGAAATCACTTTACGAGCCATCGTCGACCTAATCGATATTGAAAGCAATCCCGATGTTGGACATACCAACTATCAATACGTTGCAGGTAAGCAACGATTATCAATGCTACGCAAAGATGTTTACGGCAGTTATGAAGTTCCCCACCTTTATGACATTGTCTTAAAGAATGTTGCTGTAGGTCTTTACTCTCCTGAACTCCTTCAGTGGTATACACCAGAAGATTGGGACAAGATGAATAACATGTTAGAACATGAAAAAGATGAACAATACAGTTATTCAGCTATTGAACAACTAATCGAGAAATATTTGGTGCGTAATCGTGCCACTAAGGAAATTTATGAAACTCCACAAATTAGATACATGGTCGCGGCCGCTACTGTATTTCACAAAGAAGAACCGAATGGCGCGAGGATGCGCTACATCAAAGAATATTATCAAGCGGCGTCCGATGGACTTTTTACCTTGGCTACTCCTGTTCTTGCTGGGCTTGGTACTCCTACTAAGCAGTTTAGCAGTTGCGTTCTCATTCGTTCGGACGATGATCTAGACAGCATTTTTGCCAGTGGTGAAATGATGGCCAAGTATGCCAGTAAACGTGCAGGCATCGGTTTAGAAATTGGACGACTACGTCCATTAGGCAGTCCTATCAGGGGCGGCGAAATTATGCATACTGGTATGATACCTTTCCTTAAGAAGTGGTTTGGTGATCTACGTTCATGCTCACAAGGAGGCATTCGCAATGCAAGTGCTACAGTATTTTATCCCATTTGGCATCATCAGTTTGATGATCTTATTGTTCTTAAAAACAATCAAGGAACCGAAGAAACCCGAGTCCGTCATATGGATTATGGGGTTGTGCTTAGTGCTTTCTTCTGGCGACGATTCAAAAACAAAGAACAAATAACTTTCTTTGATCCCAACGAAGTTCCTGACCTATACGAAGCGTTTTATCAAAACACTAGGTTATTTGAAGAATTATATACAAGATATGAAAAGCGCAAGGATCTTCGTAAAAAGACAATGAGTGCTGAAGAAGTATTCAAGTCCGGTATATTAAAAGAACGAACAGATACGGGTCGTATCTATCTTGTGTTCATTGACAACGTAATGAATCAAGGTCCATTTGATCCAGAGTATCATACTATCTATCAAAGTAACCTGTGCCTAGAAATTTTACTACCTACTAAGCCATTCAAACGCTTAGACGACGAAGAAGGCCGTATTGCTCTATGCACGTTGGGTAGTATTAACTGGGGAGCATTCCGCAATCCTGAGGATATGCGTAGGGCTTGCCGCATACTTCAGCGCAGTCTATGTAACATACTTGACTATCAAGATTTCTTGAGTATTCAAAGTAAACTCAGTAACGATGAAATTCAGCCACTAGGTATAGGTGTAACCAACCTTGCTTATTGGCATGCTAAACGAGGATTAAAATATGGTGATTCAGATAGTCTTGCAGAAGTTAAGTCGTGGATGGAGCACCAAGCGTTCTATCTTACAGAAGCAACAGTCGATTTGGCCAAGGAACGAGGCAAGTGTAAAGACTCGGACAAAACTTGGTACGGACGAGGCGTATTCCCGTGGGAAAGACGTGCCCAAGGAGTAAATGAACTTGCTAACTTCGCCCCTGAATTAGATTGGGAACCACTACGCGAGCAGATGAAGACCTATGGTGTCCGTAATGCTACACTAATGGCTGTTGCACCTGTTGAGTCTAGCAGTGTTGTTATCAACAGTACCAACGGCATTGAAATGCCTATGTCACTTATCTCGACCAAAGAAAGTAAGGCTGGAAGTTTTACTCAAGTAGTTCCTGAATACAATAACTTGAAGGTTCGTAAGAACTATCAAATGATGTGGGAACAAAAAGATTGTGACGGTTATATTAAAACTGCCGCCGTATTAGCAGCTTATATTGACCAAAGCATTAGTACCAATACTTTTTATAATCCAGCTTTCTTTTCAGACAGAAAAGTTCCTACTACCTTAATTGCTAAAAATTTAATGCAGGCGCATCATTGGGGTATCAAAACTTTTTACTATAGTCTGATTAACAAGCAAGGTTCCAAAGCAGTCCAAGAAGACAAACAACCTGATAACGTTATTAATTTAAACTTTAATCAACAAGATGAACTTGACGATGATTGTGAAGCATGTAAATTATGAGCAAACAACAATATAACCTAACAACAAAAACAGATTACACAAATCGAAAGATGTTTCTAGATCCAGAAGGTCCAGTTACTATTCAACGATTTGAAGAAGTAAAATATAATAAAATTGCTGACTTTGAAAAGACGGCTCGCGGATTCTTTTGGGTGCCCGAAGAAATTAGTCTAGCCAAAGACGCCAACGACTTTAAAGATGCCAGCGATGCTGTTAAGCATATTTTTACCAGCAACCTACTACGTCAAACTGCCTTAGACAGTTTACAGGGACGTGGCCCGAGTCAAATTTTTACTCCGGTCGTAAGTCTACCAGAGCTAGAAGCACTGGTCTATAATTGGACATTCTTTGAAACAAATATTCATAGCCGTAGTTATAGCCACATTATTCGTAACATTTACAACGTGCCTAAAGAAGTTTTCAACACCATCCACGATACAAAAGAGATTGTAGATATGGCTAGTAGTGTAGGACGGTATTATGACGACCTACATAGATTAAACAGTCTTAAAGAGATCGCCGATCCAACTAAAGAAACAGTGCTAGAGTCGGCGCATGTTAAAGCAATTTGGTTGGCGCTTAATGCTAGCTATGCCTTAGAAGCATTCCGCTTTATGGTATCCTTTGCTACGAGTTTGGCAATGGTAGAAAATAAAATCTTTATTGGTAATGGTAACATTATCAGTTTGATTCTACAAGACGAATTGCTACACAAAGGATGGACGGCATTTCTAATTAATCAAGTTGTAAAAGAAGATCCACGCTTTGCAAAAGCCAAACAAGAATGCGAAGCAGAAGTATATCAATTGTATATGGATGTTATCCGTGAAGAAAAAGCCTGGGCAGATTATCTATTCCAAAAAGGTCCTGTTATTGGTTTAAATGCAAATATTCTAAAAGACTTTGTAGATTATACTGCTGCCAGCGCCTTAAAAGATATAGGAATTAAATATACAGAGCCTGCGCCAAAGACTACTCCGATCCCATGGTTTAACAAGCACAGTGATACTAGTAAAAAGCAAACAGCTTTGCAGGAAAATGAGTCTACTAATTATGTAATTGGTGTGATGAGCGATAGTATAGACTATGATGCACTTCCGGCTCTATAAGGAATTGAAATGAAAATTAATGAAATTGAACAGGTAAAGGTCACAGACGATTGGTTTAAAACTGGCAGTTTTAAAACATTTAAAAAGCCGGCACGTGAGCCCTACGAAGTAGCGCAACAGGACGGTGTATTACAAACGCTAGAAGGTCCAGTAAATTACAAAGCTGGCTTTTATATTATGACTGGCCCAAAAGGAGAAAAGTATCCATTGCCTCCCGAGAAGTTTCGTGAACTAAAAGACGATAACGGTGACGGAACAGCCAGTCCTAAGAAGATTGTCAAGCTGGCCAAAGTTGCTGACCATAGTGGTGTGGTAAACACCAGCTGGGGTGAGCCCTTGCATTATGCTCCAGGAGAAGATATAATTGTTCGTCATGGCGCCGGAGACTACGGCGTAGTAAAGAAAGATATCTTTGCTAAGACATATGATACTACAGAATTAAAATGAAAGTAGAAATTTATACCAAAGACGCTTGCCCATATTGTGTGCAGGCAAAAAATTTGATGAAGAGTAAAGGTTGGGAATTCACCGAGCACTACATCAACGCAGAAACAAGAGAAACATTGTTAGAACAACTAACAACAAGACTGGGAACACCGCCACGCACCGTTCCTCAGATCTTTATTGACGATCAGGCCATTGGTGGTTATACTGATCTAGTAGCGTGGCTTAATAAGCAATAAATATCAACATGTTAAAAGAAAATAAAATCGGTCAAATCGTCAGCATGAAGCTAACCAGCGGAGACGAAGTAGTAGGTAAGATTACTGGACAAACACCAGAAGGTATTACCCTAAGCAAGCCTGTAATCCTTGCCGCCAGCAGAGATGGCCTTGCTATGGTGCCTTTTATGATGACTGCCAACCCAGACGGTGAATTCTTATTCAAAGTTAATAATATCATGTGCCTAGTTGACACAAATCAACAGGTAAGCGACGCTTACTTTCAAAGTGTAACAGGAATTACACCAGTAAGAAATAGTATACTAACAGCATAATTATGCCATTGTGTGCCGTCGAAGGAGATCCTAACAGTCACGGGGGCGGCGAGCTAATAGCTGAAAACCCCCAAACAGTTTTCATAAACAACATACCTGTTATTGATCACGCACCTGATCCTGCACAAGCGGACAGTTATTGTCCTTTGCCAGGACACTGTAACCCCGAAACGGCCGAAGGCAGTCCTAATGTATTCTATTATTTTAATCCTGTCCACAGAATGGAAGACGAAAGAATCTGTGGTGCAACTACAATAGTTGAATTACAATATAATGTTTATGCTAACAACGAAGGCGAGACAGCAGAGGCTGCTATAGATCCTAGATTCTTTTTACCGAAACAACCTCCTAGTCGGATATTTACAAAGCCTGACAGCGCACCAGCTGCTGATCCAAGGCCTTACGAGCCTCCAGCAAAGCCTCCCACAAGAGAACAGAATGAACAGGCCGGCACTGCTCCTAATAACCCAGGTCCGTCCGAAGCACCCCCTGTGCAAGATCAACCGGAAACGAAATGCGAAGGCGACAAGCCTAATGTTTTGGGGTTCCTGACAAAATGTCTACAAGAATCAAGACAGGGAGTATGGAGGGAAACAGGTCAAGGCGGCGCAGCCAGCAATCCAAATATTCTTAATATGTGGAAAAATATAGGAATAACATGGTTTAACAGTGACCAAGTTCCATGGTGTGCTGGTTTCGCTTGTTTTGCTATGAAACAAAGTGGATTGAAATATATTAGAGAAGCTGGCGCCAAAAATCTTGCTAATAAATTAGCCAGCGGATCAGTCGATCCTAAGTATAAAGAAGTGCCAATTAGTGATATGAAACCAGGCGATCTTGTATTATGGGGATCAGGGCACGTTAATTTTTGTTATTCAGCCAACAACGGAAAATATACATTTGTCGGCGGTAACCAAGCCCCGGGTAAGGCAGCTGAACCGCCTGTTAGAGATCCTAACAACGACGGAGATGTAACTGTTAGCTGGCCAACTGGCTGGACGCCCAGTCGAGGCGGAATAACAAAAGTAGTTCGTCTAGATTGCTAATAAATACTATGTTATGGCAACTATCCCACCGATTAATTATGGCGCACTAAAGGTAACTTTTCCTGCCAATTTACCTAGAAACGAAAAAGATCTTATTTGTATGCTCTTGGCCGGCAGATTGAAAGATTTATGGAAAGGTAAATTAATCTGTGCTGAATTGGCCATTGATGATTTAGTCAAGGATCTAACTGGCGTTAGTCCTCTCAATGAACTTAGAAATCAGTTAACTAAACTTAAAAGTGGATTAAATGATCTTAAGCGTGCCAGTGGTTATGACCAAATACTTTCTCAAGTAAACAAATCACTAGGGCAAATTGGTAACGTTTTTAGTCTTGGAGGTCTATGTCCAAGTCCGATTACTCCTCCACAAATTCCAGATGTGTTAGGACAGCTTAATCAAAACTTGTTTGGTCAAGCCAATAACATTTTAAACTCTTTAGTCAATGCCAGCAATCCTAAAGTTTGTCTTGGTAATGGACCTACAGGTTTTGGACTGGACTGGAGTAAAGTAAATGGAGATCTGCGTTCACTGAAAAATTCTATTGAGCAATTTAAAAGAGATCCTGCAGGTATGGAAAGAACAATGAAAGCCTTTGAGAGTAATATTAAGTCTCAAAGGAATAGACTCAATTCAGAACTAAAACGTCTACAGAAAAATTTATCAGATCCGTTCGGCATCAATGAAAAAAGAAACACAGTAGCAGCTATACAAAGAACAAAAGCTACATCAGATGGATATCCTGTCAAAGACAGGAATGGTATAACTTATCCTAATCCAGCTAAGTCAATGATTCCCGGAGAAGTAGATGCTGTCCTTGCAAGAACAGATCCTACTTTTACTAATCCTACAAAATATGTCACCAAACCAGTTTACGACTATTGCGGAACGCTCACTGGTTATACAAGGGAGTTGGTCACAGGCGACCCTGGATATCTAGGCTACGACACAGTATTCGGCGGATTAAATGTTGCAACACCAACGACCAATCCCACTGCTACATACGCACAATACGATTATTTGTTTAAAGAAGAGAATTCTGCAATTAAGATTTATAATAAATCCGGCGAAGTTGTCAGCGACATAAACTTAGAAAGGGGTCGTCATTATAGGATAGGTGTGCAAATTGTTGGCACAACTAACTTGGCTATATATGATGTTAACGACGCAATGTGGGCCAATGGCATCACGGCTACGCAAGAACCTGAATATGGCAAAGGATTCGAAATTGTTACCTTAGAAAATCCTTGCAGTTCATTAACAGTTGAATTAGACTGGGCAGTTAATATTGAAAATCCAACTACGCCTAATCTATTGATATGGAAGACCAACAACGGTCAGCAAGGAAATATTATAATTGGTGGTCCCACTAGCATTCCTGCTGCCGATAAGACCTATGATGTCGATAATGCTGTTAGAAAAGCCTTAACATTTTCTAAATCACAGCAATATACTGACAGTAGTGGATTAGTAGTAAAAGAAGAAGTTGATGATTCCAGTCGAGTATATTCTATGACCTCACAGGCTACTGGTCTAGTAAACTTCAATGTTCAAACCAACATGTTTTTCGCCAATGGTATCTCAGTCATTGATGATATCGAAACACTAGATGAGGATGGTGCCGCAGTTGAAGGAAACAAGATACTAAAATTTGTTCAGCTATATGGTAGTAAATTTATAGTGTCTAAATTGTATTACAGCGAATCTGCTGGATTTGATATAATGCAATATGCGGCATTTATTACCGATAGTCTAACTAATGAAATACAAGGTTATCAGCCGCTGGCCAACTTAAAATTCACAAAGCCAATTGAATTTTTAAATGACACTAAGCTACCAAATCCTGCTCCTATACCAAACAAATATATGTTGACCTTACCTGGCAATATAAAGCTAGAGAATGAAGAAGAAATGTCTGTCGAACTGGTAGATGCATCAACGTTAAAAGTTCACTTATCCGAAAATAGAATTGCTCCTAGCTACGCCGGCGAATTTTTAATAGCATTTGAGATTGGCATAGACAGTAATGACCCTGACAGGCTATATCAAACAACCAATCCATTCTTGAAGAAAATTCAAACCAATTTTAAAGGTAACAATTTTGATTTTGGACAAACACTTGTCCTAAACGCTTGACATTAATTTACTATTCTCGTATACTACTACACTAAAGGAGAATAGTTTGATCAACGTCTTAACCAAACTTCTAACTCGGCTAGACCGAAAACGTGTTATTTTGGACAGGCAAAGTAATGAACCATATCTCGAACGCTATTATCTATTTCTCCGCGACAGAACGTGGTTTCCATTCAATGTGTTCCTGCACAAGTTTCTTAAGTCAGACCCCGATGATGTGCATGATCATCCATGGCCTTATGCTACTTTAATTCTTAAAGGTGGATACTATGAATGGATCCCGCAGTTTGATGACAAAGGCAAAAAAATTGGTGAGATTGCAAAGTGGCGAGCTCCTGGTCATTTTAGGATTTGTAGTGCTACTAGTTATCACAGGATTGAATTAGATCCTAGTGTAGAATGTTGGACACTGTTCATGCCCGGCCCACAGCGAAGAGAGTGGGGATTTTTAGTGAATAATAAATGGATACACAACGACGAATATATCAAAGCGCGAGCACTGAAGTAATAATAAACACCAGATGGGTCGGAGGATCAGCGGGATTTATTGTGGAAAATATAGTAACTGAGCCATCTGGAAACATATGGGTTCATTACTATAATGAAAAAACACTGCAAAAATACAACTGTCTAATCGACGCATTTACATCTAGATTTTATCGGGATTTTACAAGTGGATGATATTAAAGAAATCAAATTCAGCAACGAACTAACCGATGAGCAATGGTTAGAATTTCGTAAGTGGCTTGTTGGACACATGAAGATGGGTCCTATGTCAGTAACCTTCATTAAAAAAGATGGAACTGAACGAGTGATGAACTGCACTCTGCAAGCCGAACTCTTGCCACAGCAAGAAATCAAAGAATCAACTACAACTACTACGAGGAAAGAGAATACAGATTCAATTCGTGTATTCGACTTAGACAAAAAAGAATGGCGAAGTTTTATAGTCAAATCAGTAAAGAAAGTCCAATTCGAGCTGTGAAGTATTATTTTGCCTATGGCATGAATACTAACTTCGGAGAAATGACCTTGCGGTGTCCTGGGGCTACTCCGTTAGGTCCAGTTTACATTAGAAATTATCGGCTGGCTTTTAGAACACATGCAGACATAGAGCCTGCTGATGGTCAATTAGTCCACGGAGCATTGTGGTCAATTACCGAAGACTGCGAACGAAGTCTGGATATGTTAGAAGGTTATCCTTATTATTATACCAAGAGAGATTTTGTTGTAGAAAGCAACAGGCCTCTGGGACGACATGGCAATACCTGTTTTGTAGCTATGGCCTACCAAATGGTAAATCAAACGGGTTACTCACCGCCTGGTAATAGATATTTGAAATGTTTGCTAGAAGGTTACAAAGATAACAGCGTCAGCACTGACCAAATTTATCAAGCACTGGATCAAGCCAATGAATATGCGCTCACCTTATGAGATGGAACAATTAAAAAGGTTTGTTGAGAAATACGGGGTTCGAGACATTACCATCGAACCCGCTCAGTATTACAAGACGAATCCCATGGATTCCTATGCATTCTCGGCCAATGATTATGCTCAGTTTGAAACACATTATGTAAATATGTATAAGATGAGTATTCCCGAGGACAAGCTAGATAGAATTGCCAGCATAGTTTCAGAGTTTGATGATCTTATGCAAGATCCAGAAACTGCTAAGTTGCTAATGGAAGCAAAGTTTATCAACAGATTAAAAAGAGGTAGATATTAAAATGGCACAGAGAAGTAATTATTGGAGTTGCAGTAAATTTGCAGATTGGCTTCGTGGTACACCTAAAGGTGGTGCCAAGACCAGCGACGACTGGGACGACTGGTATCAGACTGCTGAACAAGCACATCCAATCCGTTATTGGATCGCCGAAGAAGCTCTAGACGCTGTTCAAAATTTTATCTGGTGGCCCGTAGATAAAATTCATGACATTAAGTATTATATTAATAACCGTTGGATTAGTCGCACTCATAGTCTCACTGCTCATCCTCGCGACATCAAACCCGGCCAGTGGCAAGATGTTGGTAACCGTTTTTTACCTTGCCTCTTCAATGAGCTTGTTGATTTCGTTGAAATTGAAACCGCTTGGTGGCATCTTGCTTGGAGTCCCGAAGAAAGACCTAAGTATAACATGCCATGGTGGGCAGTAGGTTGGTGGCGTATTCGTACCTGGCGCTGCCCACAAGCCGGTCTTGACAATCTCAAATGGCAAAGCGAACTTGTTTGGAAAGAAGATGAAGGCTTTGAACCTGGTGATCCTAAAATTGGCAAGCCAACATATCAAGCGGAAAAGGCTCGAGAGATTCTTGCTCTTTACAAGTGGTGGACTGAAGTCTATCCCAACCGCCCCGATGCTCATGATGCCAGTGGTTGGAGTGCCTATTGTGAAAAGAAACGTCAATCCAATCCTAACGGTAGTTTATTCAGTAACAAAGGCGAAACAAAAGAACTGAGAAAAGAAGCTGATCGTGCTCTTAAACTAAGTCAAAAAATTGAAGAACAATACGAAAAGGAAGATGAACAAATGATGATTCGTCTTATTAAAATTCGTAATAGTTTATGGACATAAGTCAACGATTTTAGCTTTGAGGCGTTAAATATATACAAGGAGATTCTTATGAAAAAGATTCTAGCCAGTTTACTGCTAACAGTTACAGTGATGCCAGCTTTTGCTCAACATCACCATAGACATCATGGCGGATTTCATCACCATGGTAAACATCATGTTCACAGATATCATCATAATTATAGTTGGGTGGCACCTGTAATTATTGGCGGCGCAGTAACTTATGCATTAACAAGACCAGCCCCGGTGATAGTTCATGAACCACCAGTGATTATTGATCATTCGATGATTACAGTATCACCAGCAGAAACCTGCACACCATGGCGAGAAATTCAACAAGCAGATGGCACGATTGTTAGGGAAAGAACTTGTCAGCGTTGAGTAATATATTACTGGCGATATTGATATTAGCCTTGCATGGCTATTGGATTTATAAACTATGCACCTATGATTGGAGTAAGTTTGAAGAGGATTCAGAGGGTGACGATTTTTTGAAACCCTATGAGTGATATTGCTGTATGAAGCAAAGAGAAAAGTGTTCTGGACGCGGGTTCGACTCCCGCCTGGTCCACCATAAGGAAATTCAATGAATATACTAGATTTACCAGAAGAATATGTTCCGCTAATCCCGGATCAGTTTAGTTTTTATCCAGTTTCTTTATGATGGGCCAGTCATGGTTTCGACAGGGCAAAGAGTAACAGAGTGGACAGCACGGGAATGTGAAACCCGTAGGATTGGGGTAACCCGGTCGAAGAAGCAAAAGAAGTAACTGCAAATGACGAAAGTTTTGCATTAGCGGCCTGAACTCCGCTTAGGGTAGGAAATACCTCGTAACAGAAATAACCAAAAGGGGCTTCGGCCCCTTTTTCTTATACACAAGTTAGTGAAAACGCTAACTATATACTAATCTAAGGGAGAAATCCCTTTCATGAAAAAGGAAGGAAAAAACATGAAAAAAATTGTAATGGCAACATTATTGATGGGTCTAGTAGGTATTGCTAGTGCTCAAGTAGCAGTAACAGGCAAGGTAAGTCAATTCGTTGATAACACCAAAACTAACGGCGCTGCCGGCACTACTCAGTTGGTTACTGAACCAACTAGCAACATTGCTGTATCTGTCAATGAAAGGTTAGCCGGCGGCCTAACAGCTCGTGCTACTGTAGAAACATCATTGCGTGGCAACACCATTGATGGCGATGGCACTCGCCTAGGCGACCGTCAGTCTACCGTTGGTCTTGCCAACAAGTTTGGTAGTGTTGACCTAGGTCGAAATGTGCATAGTCATTTCCTAGCAATTACCAATAACGATGTATTCGGTACATTATACGGAAGTATTGCAGGCGATGTTCACAACCTACGCAGTCTACGTTTCAGTGATGCAGTATTCACTAACGTATCTTTAGGTAAAGGTGCTAGTCTAGCCTATGAGCGTTCTATGAACGGTCCGGGTGCGGATGCCAGCGTCGTGGCTATTTCAGGTCGACTGTTAAATGTTAACGGTACAGTATCTCGCTTTGAACAAGGCACAGAGAAGACCATGGTTGTAGGTTTGAATACTAAACTTGCAGGCAATACTATCGCTCTGGTTCACAGTGACACACAAGGTGCTGTAAACAGTAAAGGTAATACAGTTGGTGTTGCTCGCGACTTTGGTCGTGTAACTGCTAAAGCCAGCTATGGTGAAACAAACCGCGACGTTAAGGCTTATGCTCTGGGCGCTGACTACAACTTTAGCAAGCGCACCGCTGTAACTGTTGCTTATCGTAACGTAGATGCGGCAACTGATATCAAGAGTATTGGTGTTGGTCTAACACATCGTTTCTAATTCGATATTAGCACAAAAGAAGGCTGCACAGCAGCCTTTTTTATTGGCGACTATATCTTAATAATTACTTGACTTTTTGCCAAGAGTCTAATATAATACTATATAACACTGAAGCATGAAT